TCGCAACACCTCTGTTGTAGAGGATGTCACTAACACCGATTACGCAGGTGAAATTTCAAACATGGGTGATAGCGTAAAAATCATCAAAGAACCAGAAATCACAATCAACTCATATACTCGTGGAACAGCACTTGCGACACAAGATTTGACTGACGCAGATTTCACTATGGTAGTTACAGAAAGCAACTACTTCCAATTTGCTATTGACGATATTGAGGAAGCCCACAGTCATGTGAACTTCATCGATTTAGCAACTGACCGTGCAGGTTTTAAACTTCGTGATGCATTTGATCGTGAAGTTCTAGGCTATATGTCTGGTTGGAATTGGACAGGTTCTGCATGGGCTAGACGTACAGCGTTAGACACAGGTGGATCTAAAGCTGACTCAAACGCAGGTAATGACGAATTGCTTGCAGCCAACAAATTAGACATCACTGACTTTGGTGGTTCTGATGTTGGTGGAGAGGCTGAAGTAACGTCTATTCCTCTAGCTGCAGGTGGTGGCGCAGGTGCTATCACTTCACCATTAGCTGTTATAGGCCGTATGGCTCGTTTAATGGATGCAGCAAACGTAGATACCGAAGGTAGATGGTGTATTGTTGACCCCGTCTTTAAAGAGCTACTCCTTTCAGAAGATTCAAAATTAATGAACGCTGATTTTGGTGGCGAAGGTGAAATAAGAAACGGACGTATGCCAGGAACTATTCGTGGTATGCGAGTATACGTTTCAAACAACCTTCCATACGAGTCAACAGGCCCAGGAACTTCAGCTTCTGCAGGTTCTGAGGCTGCCTACGGTGTTATGGTTGCAGGTCACGATGCAGCGGTAGCTGTAGCGGATCAAATTGCGAAAACTGAGAGCTTCCGTTCTCCAGATACATTCGCAGACATCGTCCGTGGTATGCAGCTTTATGGTCGTAAAATCTTACGTCCTGAAGCTCTTATGACAGCGAACTACAACTTAGCGTAAAAGCTATTGGGGGCAGGGCTACTTGCCCCCTTCCTTCTTTTAAGGATCACCCATGCCCAGTACTTTTTTAACACTCTGCAATATGACGCTTAGACGGCTGAACGAAGTGGAGATTGCACAGGCCGACTTCGGATCGTGTCGAGGAGTACAGGCTTTAGTTAAAGATGCTGTTAAAGCATCGATAGCAAAAATTAATCAGACTGAGTTTGAGTGGCCCTTCAATGCTGCGGAACATACACAAGTTCTTACCGCAGGTCAGACAGAATACGATTGGCCTTCTTTTTTTAAGATTGCCGATTTTAATACATTTCAGATACAATCTAATTCTAGCCTGAATGTTGGATACAAGACACTTAAAGGTATTGAACGAGATGAGTGGTATGCAAAGCATAGGGATGATGATTATACCGCAGGATCTGCAGGTAGAAGTGTACCCGACTTTGTATTCCCATCACACGGACAGGGCTTTGGCGTAACACCTTCTCCTGATCAGGCGTACAGCGTCAGATTTAGATATTTTCTAAACTACGCAGATCTTACGCTACATAGTGATCAAACTAGAATACCTGAAGCCTTTGATAACGTCATTGTGGATGGTGCTTTGTACCACTTGTATATGTTCAAGGATAATCTCGAAGCCGCAGGTGCAGCATTCACTGCTTTTACTGCAGGGGTAAAAGACCTGCAAACTCTCTACATCAATTCATATGAGTATGTACGGGATACTAGGATTAAGTTCTAATGGCAGATGAAATCCAATCCTTTAAACTGGTAAGCTCTGGTGGACTTAACAGTAACCAAAACCACCTGTTCTTAGCAGAAGCAGCCCCAGGTGCAGCTACACGACTAGTGAACTATGAGCCAAGCTTATACGGTGGCTATCGAAGGATCGAAGGGTTTGGTTTACTAGAAGACTTAAACGTAGAGGTAGGACAAGGCAGTGCAGAGGGGGCGGTACTTTGCGTAGCGATTTACCGAAATGAACATCTAGGCAATCCTTACATTATAGCTGCCAGAAAAGACGTAGGAGCAAACAGCTACAAGTTTTATAAGTTTGTATCCCAAAGCGGTTGGCAGGTTATGACCAACTCTCTATCCCTAACAAGTACGGATGGGGTTAGAACCGTTAAAAAGATACGACACGCACAGTTTGATTTTGGTGATGGATCAAAAATAGCTTTTGCAGATGGCGTAAACAACGGGATCATTTTTGATGGCACTAACTGGTATCAGTTAAATCCAAGCAATAGTGGCGGTGTTAGTAGTCCAGGTGGAACTAGAATAGGTGCAGCCCCTTCACTTGTTGAGGTCTTCGAGAACCATCTATTTTTTAGTGGAGACAGAGGACAACCTTCTTCGATCTTTCACTCAAAAGGTAGTGACCCTTACGACTTCAGTACAAATTTTGGTCAGATACTAAATCCAGGTTTTAATGTAGTTCAGATCAAGCCTTTCAGAAATGACCTATTTATTTTTGGTGGTAACAGCATCAAGAAAGCTTCCGCAGACTTAACGTCAGGACTGTTTTTAATTGATCAGGTTACGACAAACGTAGGGTGCATAGCTAGGGATAGCGTACTAGAGATTGGTGGAGATCTCATGTTCCTTGCACCAGATGGGTTTAGACCTGTTTCGGGAACCTCAAGGATTGGGGACGTAGAGCTAGAAACCATATCCAAGGCAATCCAAGTATCCTTGGTAAATATGATCAAGAACTTCGATATGGACACAATCAATGGGGTTGTGATCCGTTCTAAATCTCAGGTCAGGTTTTTTGTAGGGGATAATACAACAACGGTTACAAACTCATTTGGTGTAATCGGTGGGTTAGCTAATCAGGAAAGTGGCATAACATGGGAGTGGGGAGAGCTTAACGGTATTCGAGCATCCTGCACGACTAGCGACTATATAGGTAGAACAGAGTTTGTACTTCATGGCGATTATGATGGCAAAGTATATCAGCAAGAAAAAGGCCCAAGCTTTAATGGGCAAGACATTACAAGTGTTTATGCAACTCCATATTTAGATTTTGGAGACACTGAAGTAAGAAAGACCATGCGGAAGGTAAATACCTTCATCCGTGCAGAAGGGCCAGTAGAACTCTTTCTCTCAATGGCCTACGATTGGGGCGATTACACTACGCAACGTCCTTCGAGTTACTCTCAAGCTAGTTTAGGTGGGCCAGTAGAATATGGCGGTCTGAACATAAACTATGCAGGAGCTAACATTTTATATGGCGGTAACTCTAAACCCATAATGGTCACTGATGTTCAGGGATCAGGTTTTTCAGCTAGGGCTACGTTTGTGACGGTGGGTCAATCAGAACCCTTCTCAATCCAAGGTCTTGTTTTTGAATTTAGCGTTTCAGGAAGGCGATAATAAATGGCAGGTTATACAAGACAATCCGCACCTGATATTATCAATGGCGCAGAAGTTACTGCACCCCCGTTAATTGCAGAATTTAACCAAATTCAGAGTGCTTTTGATGGAACATCAGGACACTCACATGATGGTAGCACAGGTAATTCCCCAAAGATTAATTTACAGTCATCCGTAAGCGGATACTTGTTACCTGCTAATGGTGGTATTGGCGGTTTAAATAATATAACGGCAACTTCAAATCCAACTACAACAGACGATGTTAATAGTGGGTATGCTCCAGGTAGTTTATGGTTAAACACTTCTACATCACGATTTTTTATATGTAGAGTGAATACGGGTTCAGCGGCTCAGTGGAGTGAGGTAGTGGGTGTTACCACAAACTCCATAACTCCTGAAACAACCAACACTGTTGATATTGGTTCAACCGCCAAAAAATATAAGGATTTGCATTTAGCAGGAAATGCTCTTTTGGGTGGCACTTTAGGTGTCACAGGGCTCAGTACGTTAGCAAGTTTAAATTCTACAACCTCAACATTAGGCAGCGTTACTGTAGGCGGTGCAGGTAATAACGGATCAATAAATGGTGTCGTAATCGGGTCTACAAACCCAACGGCTATATCAGGTACAACAGTTGCTGCCTCTAGTGGTTTCACTGGTGACCTTACTGGTAATGTAGCAGGTAATGTTACTGCAAGTTCTGGTACATCTACCTTTAACAACGCCACAGTAAATGGAACTCTAACAGCCTCACTTACTGGTGATGTTGCAGGTAATGTAACTTCTTCGGGTACGTCTACATTTAATAATGTCACTATCTCAGGTACACTGAATATGGATGGCGGCACAACTGCTACTATTCAGAATTTATCTGCACCTGTAAATCCAAATGATGCTGCCCGAAAAGTGGATGTTGATACAGCCGTATCCGACTTAGTTGCATCTTCTCCTGCAGCCTTGGATACTTTGAATGAACTTGCTTCAGCCATCAACGATGATGCTAATTTCTCCACTACAATCACTAACAGTATAGCTACAAAACTACCTAAATCAGGTGGCACAATGTCTGGTGCTATTAACATGGGTAGCCAGAAGGTTACCAATGCAGGTGATCCTACAAACGCCCAAGACCTCTCAACTAAAAATTACTCAGACACTCAGGATGCTCTGAAGCTAAACTTATCAGGCGGCACTATGTCTGGTACGATTGCTATGGGTAATAATACCATCAGCGGTATACCTAGCCCAACTGCTAATGATCAGGTTTCAAACAAAGCCTATACAGACAGTATTCTTGGATCATCTACTAATGCTGCAACTTCTGCAACAGCCGCTGCAAACAGCGCAGCCGCTGCTCTTACCAGTGAGAATGCAGCATCAGGTCATGCGGCTACAGCGCAATCAGCAATCGCCTCATCACAACAATTTCTAGATACCTACTTCGTATCAGCAAACGCTCCAACAGGGTCTAACGTAGGCATTGGCGATTTATGGTTTGATACAACCAACAACCTGATGAAAGTCTACGGCTCTGGTGGCTTTCAGAATGCAGGTAGCTCAGTCAACGGAACATCTAACAGAGTTGACTATGTAGTTGGTACAAGCAGTGGAAGTTATACAGGATCAACAACAGTTTTTCCTGCCACATATGACACCAATTTTTTGGACGTATTTTTAAACGGAGTGCGCTTGGCTCCATCAGATTTTGTCGCAACTAATGGGAGTTCAGTAACTCTAAATAGTGCGGCTTCAACTGGCGACACAGTGGCTGTCGTTGGTTACGGAACTTTCCAATTATCTAGCCACTATACGATAACACAAGTCGATACTTTTATCGATGACGTTGAAACTTTAGCATTGGCAGGAATTTAAAAAATGGCAATTAATACATCAACGGTTGAAACAAACCTAACCACTAAATTGAATGCGACTAGTGGCACAACGGACGCAAAAGAGTTTTTGCTCTTAGGTAAAGCCGTTGAAGCCTTAACTCCAACAGTAACAGTCAGTAATGTTCAGTCCGAAGGTACTACTCAGGTAGGACTAGTAAATACGGCAGGAACTACTCAAGTAAGTAATGTTAATACGGCAGGTACTACTCAAGTAGCAGCGGTTAATACGGCAGGAACTACTCAAGTAGCAGCCGTACAAGCGGCAGGTTCTGGGTTTGCTCAGTTATCTGGTGCTACATTTACTGGCGCAATAGATATGGGTTCAAACAATATTACCACCACTGGTAAAATTTTGTACGCAAATGTCTACTCTGCGCTTGGTGATCTTCCATCAGCGTCCACCTATCATGGGATGTTTGCTCATGTGCATGGCACTGGCAAAGGGTACTACGCACATGGTGGTAACTGGATACCTCTAGTTAATGAGGACACTTCTGGAAACGTATCTCTTGGCGGTGACCTTACAATCACTGGGGGGCTTACAGTCAATGGAACCCAAACCGTCATCAACTCAACTACTTTAGACGTTGATGACCTCAACATTACAGTAGCTAAAGGCGCAGCCGATGCAGCCGCTGCCAATGGCGCAGGATTAACGGTAGACGGTGCTTCAGCCACATTTAATTATGCCAATACTGGTGATAAGTGGACTATGAATAAGCCACTAGATGTTACTGGTATGGTTACGGCTACTGGTGCAGATATTAACGGACCACTTAAAATAAATGAAGTGCATGAGAAAGTGCAAACTACTGTTGGTGCAGGTGGGTATACTGAGTTTGCCATAATGAATTATGCCATTCTGTTTAACACTGCGAACCAAACATCAAATGCTACCGTAAACTTTGTTGGCGATGGATCAAATACACTAGACAGCATTATGGCTGTAGGTGAAAGTATAACTGTAGCTAATCTGCGTACTCAAGGAAGTACAGCTTATTACATAAGTGTAGTGCAAATAGACGGTTCAGCCGTAACTCCGAAGTGGGTTGGCGGTGCGCCTACAGGAGGTAATGCTTCAAGCATCGACTCCTACACTTTCACAATAATCAAAACTGCTTCTGCAACTTTCACAGTTTTAGCAAACCTAACAGCTTACGAATAATAGAGGGAAATCAGAATGATATTTCCAAAGAAACCTCAACTATTATACGCCCCCATGTTATCCACTTTTGGTGGTGGATCTGTTAATGGGTTTAAAAGTGCGGCAGGTGGAATTGAGCCATTAGTAGGAAACATTTATAATGGCTATAATAATCAGCCTACTGTCCAAAGATTTAATGACTCAAATAACAATATGGCAGGAATTGCTAGGGTTGTTATGAATGGCTACGGAATTTTGTGGTATGGATGGGTAACAAACCAAACAACCTCAAACATGTGGCCTGTTGATATACCTGATTTCTTAGTTGGTTATGATCTTGATATTGATTTTATTGGATCAGGGGGGGGAAATCGAGGAGGTGGATCTGGCGGATCGTCTGGGGGTCGAGGCGGCAGAACAATTTATACAGTAAACCACACAAGAATGTATATAAAAACTGGCGCAATAAATAGGTCTTCTAGTCATGGTGGAAATGGTAATGTTGCTGAATGTAACTTAGAACTTTGTAACAATTCTGGTAATTTGATTGTAAGATCATTAGTTCCGCAACCTGATGGAAACAACAGCTATGGTTCAGTTTATCAGGGAGCATATATTAATAGTACTCAGGGGTATTATCACAATCAGGGTGGCGGAGTAAATTCTGGATCTGGCACAAAATACAATGCCCTTTTAGCCATAGACCCAGACGCAAATACTCAAGCGAGTAGAGGCGGCAGTGGACTTGGTTTAAACCAATTTGCAGGAGTAAACTTCAACATAGCAACAGGATATGGTCTGGGTGGTGGTGGTGGGGGCCAAAACGCCTCGCAGTATGGTGGGAGTAATAATGGCGGATCTGGAGGCCGCTATGGCTACGATGGTGGTGACGAAGGTCAAGATGGTTTTGGGCCTATATCTGTAAGAGGTGACTCTCCTCCAGGGTACAGCTACCAAAAAGGCGCAGGTGGTGGTTTTGGTGCTGGTGTTGGTGATGCAGGAAATGGGGGTCAACCTGCAGGTGCGTCAGGTGGCGCAATTTTAATGCGTTGGGATACAACAGCGGCAAATGCTCAAGTTGGGATGCAGCCTCGCCAAAACTTTCCATCATCATAATAATTAGGAGAAATTAAATGAGTAGAGCAAGAACTCTTGCCGACTTCATAAGCACTGGTGCAGGTACTGGTATCCTCGCAGACGGTGCTATTGATACGACTGAAATAACTGGCGTAACGGTTTCTTCTACTGAGATAAACCGCCTAGCAGGAGTTGGCGCAGATGTACAAACCCAGATTAATGCCAAGGCAGCTACCTCTAGT